TGCTCCAGGCTAAAGCTGCGGGACGAGCTGAACGAGGTCACGGTCCAGGGCATCAAGGCGCTGCGGTCGCACGGCATCGATTTAAAAGAGATTGAGAAAGCGATCCGCAAAACTTCCGGCATCAGTGAAACGAAGTTGAATGAGCTGCTTGACGATGTTGTGGAGCGCAACCAGAAGTATTACACCGAATTGATTGACCTTGCGCACATCACGCAGCCGGAAACGCTGATAAGCGTAGAAGATACTTGGGCAATATACGAGCAGACGAAGCAAACACTGCGCAACATAACGCGCTCAATGGGCTTTTTAGTGGACGCTGGCCGCACAATGCTACCCCCTGCCAAGGCGTACCAGTGGGCTTTAGATGCCGCTACGTTGAAAGTAGAAAGCGGGGCTATTTCTTATGGGCAAGCCGTCAAAGAAGCCGTTAGAGAGCTTGCAAGCGGCGGTCTGCGTGTTGTTGACTATGAGAGCGGGCACCGTGACCATGTGGACGTAGCTGCCCGCCGTGCCGTAATGACCGGAGTATCGCAGTTGTGCGGCAAGTACACGGAGCAAGCAGCGGAATACCTGGAAACGCCGTATTACGAAGTATCTGCCCACGCTGGAGCGCGTGATGTACCGGGGCGGTCGCCGTGGTCATCGCACAAGGAGTGGCAGGGCAAAGTGTATTCCACCCGCAGCGGCGACATCTATCCGAACATCTACGAGGTCTGCGGTCTGGGTGCCGTGGATGGGCTGGAAGGAGCCAACTGCCGGCACCGCCGCAACGTTTGGGTTGAGGGCGTAAGTGAGCGCACTTACACAGATGAACAGCTTGCTCAAATTGACGATGGTCTGGGCTGTACGTTTGAGGGCAAGACCTATACGGCATACGAAGCCACGCAGGAGCAGCGCAAGGTGGAGCGCACCATACGCAAGCTCAAGCGTGAGAAAACAGCGTACAACGCCGCAGGGCTGACAGACGAAGAACAGGCAGTGAATATCAAACTACGGCGCCTGAACGCAAAGTACAAGGCGTTCAGCAAGGCGGCGGGGCTGACGGAGCAACGGGAAAGGATGAAGGTGCTGTATTGATCGACAACGAAGTCATACAGGCTATCGAAGCAATTTTGAAGCGCGGCAACAACGCAGAAGTGCGGCGAAAGGGTGACGGCGTTATCGTGCTGGAAGTCCAAAAGAAAATCAAATATCAATCCCCGGTGTAATCGGGCACCGGGAAGGGCAATAGGAGCCAACTGCTGACAGTTTATCAGCGGGTGGCTTTTGTTTTTCAGTAAAAACCGCTGATGCGGATTTTATACAAAAATTGGCTATCTGCAAGCCTAAAAGTGCAGGCGGGGCGGTCACGGCAACGACCTTAAAAGCCTATCCCGTAAGGAGTTGAACATGAAGAAAGAAGAGCTGTTGAACATCGGCCTGACGGAAGAGCAGGCGGACAAGGTGTTTGCCATGAACGGCAAGGACATCGAGAAGCACAAAAAAGCCGCAGAGGACGCAAAGGCGGACAAGGAAGCCCTGGAGCAGCAGGTCGCAGACCGGGATAAGGACATCGCGGAGTTGAAAAAGACCAGCGGTGACGCTGCCAAAATCCAGGAAAAGCTGGACGAGCTGCAGGGAAAGTACGACAAGGAAACCGAAGCGTACAAAGCACAGCTTGCACAGCGGGATTATCAGACCGCCATCGACAAGGCGATTGCCGACAGCGGCGTGAAGTTTTCCTCCAAGTCTGCGGAAAAGGCTTTCCGCGCGGGTATCGGAGACAGCAAGCTCGAAATGAAGGACGGTGCTTTGGACGGGTTCGACAAGTACCTGGAAAAGGCAAAGTCCGAGGATCCCAGCGCATTTGTAAAGGCTGGCGCTCGTGTTGACACGCAGGGTTCGCTTGAGGGCGGCACTCGTGAAACAAAGCCTACGTCTTTGCTGGGTGCGCTCCACGAAAAATACGACAAGTAAAGGAGACAATGACACATGGCTATTACTCTTGCTGAAGCTAAGGTCGGCATGGCCGACAAGGTCGACCAGATGATCGTCGACGAATTTCGCCGCAGTTCTCTGTTGCTGGACAGACTGGTGTTTGATAACGCCATCTCTCCGGGCACTGGTGGTTCCACCCTGACCTACGGCTACATTCAGCTGAACACCCCCTCCACCGCCGCTGTTCGTGCGATCAACAGCGAGTACACCGCCAACGAAGCCAAGCGCGTTGAGAAGACCGCAAAGGCCATCATCATGGGCGGTTCCTTCTCCGTTGACCGTGTGCTGCAGAACACTTCCGGCGCTGTGGATGAGCTGGCGTTCCAGGCACAGCAGAAGATCAAGGCGACCAGCAACTACTTCCATAACCTGGTCATCAACGGCACTTCCGCCGCTACCGGTGCTGGTTATGTGACCGGCACCTTTGACGGCCTGAAGAAGCTGCTGTCCGGCACTTCTACGGAACTGTCCTCCGGCATCAACCTGTCCACCTCTGCTCTGCTGGATAGCAACGCCAACGCGTTTATTGACCAGCTGGACCAGCTGGTGCACACCATCGACGGTGACACCACCATGCTGATGATGAACAGCGATATGCTGATGAAGGTCCGTTCCTGCGCACGCCGTGCCGGTTATTACGAGCGTACAAAGAACGACTTTGGTCAGGTGGTGGAGACCTTTGCCGGTATCCCCCTGATGGATATGGGCAAGTACTACAACGGCACTTCCTCTGTGGACGTTATCGGCACTTCTGCCGCTACCGCTTCCGCCGACGGCACCACCAGCATCTACGCGGTGAGTATCGGTTTGGACGGCTTCCACGGCATTTCCCCCACCGGCACCAGCGTCATTTCCAGCTATATGCCCGACATGAACGCCCCTGGTGCCGTAAAGACCGGCGAGGTCGAGCTGGTGGCAGGCGTGGTGCTGAAGAACACCCTCAAGGCCGCTGTGCTGGACAACATTATCCTGTCCCCCAAGACCGGTAGCTGATTTGAAAGGAGCTGGCTCACATGACATACGCTGATTACGACTATTACTCCGGAACCTATTTGGGCACCGTGAGCGAAGGAGATTTTCCGCGTCTGGCTGTCCGGGCCAGCTCCTTCCTCGATTACTACACGCAGAACCGGGCAAAAGATAACGCTGATATGGACGCTGTAAAAATGTGTTGCTGCGCATTGGTGGACAAGTATCAGTTAATCGAAGCCGCGCAGCAGCTTGCCGCAACCAAACTGACAAACGCGGCGACCGGCGATGACGTGAAAAGCGAAACGGTAGGCGGGTACTCCCGGACGCTGGCCAGCGGCAGTGAAGCTGCTGCGTCCGCACTAAGTGCTACGGACGGTGCGAAGAAACTGCTGGCGGCGACCTGTAACGAGTATCTGGCGCATACCGGTCTGCTGTATCGGGGAGGGGGGTGCTGTGGTTGTACGCGCCCCACACTATAACGGTCTACAACGCCGTGCAGGAGACTGACCCGGCGACCTTTGAGGAAATTACAAAGCTGTATGTAACCATCCTGCGCGGTGTTATGCTGCAAGCCAGCAAGGCGGTAAACGTCCGAGAAAGCGGGCTTGAGAGCGCGGACGCAGTAAACCTGTACATTCCGTTTTCCGTGAAAGCGGTGGACGGCACGACAGGCAAGGCCAAAACTTACGCGCCCCCGCAGGCGTTTCTTGCGGCGGCGGACAAGTCCGGGCTGTGGACGCTGTCTGTGAACGGTAACGGCGGTCTGACGTTCTTTGTAAAAGGCGAGTTTGTCACCGACAAAGAGGACGTGGCTATGGCACAGGACGGCTGCTACAACGTGACCAAAGTGGACGAGAAAGACTTTGGCAGCGTGGACATGAGACACTGGGAAGTCGGAGGGGCATAAGATGTCGCTCAAGTTCTCTGTTGACGTGTCCGGCATGGACGAGGTGAAAGTGGCACTTGCAAGGGCCTGTAGCCGCGCTGAAAGCGTTTTAGCGCAACAGGTGATGAAAGATACCATCCCCTTTGTGCCTGCGCTTACAGGCTCTCTGACGGAGCGGACGCGGGTGGTTGGCAACGAGGTCGTTTATCCCGGGCCATACGCACGGTATCTATATTTCGGCAAAGTTATGGTGGACGAGCACGGAAACGGCCCAATGCACTTTGTTGGCAAAAATGGCAACGAAGTTATTAGATTTCCGAAAGGGTCTAAACTTCACGCAACAGACCGAAATCTTGTATTTAACACAACAATGCACCCGCAAGCACAGAGCCATTGGTTTGAGGCTTCTAAAGCGCAGAACATGGAGAAGTGGGTGCGGGTGGCAGATAAGGCGGTGAAGAAATTTGGAAAAGATTAAAAAGACCGTGCCGGCGGCGGAAGAGGATCAGGTATCGCGAAAGCTGCTTGTGTGGCTGAACACATACCCGGAGTTGCCGGTAGACCTTATCCGTTTTGAATTTCTCCCCGCCGACACTTCCGCTATGGCGATGTCGACCATTCAGGCGGCGTATATCGTGCGGAAGTACATTACCGGCGGCTATGTGGCGGAGTATCAGTTCAAGATAATCTACCGAGTGAAGCCGGGGAACAGCAACGACAAACGGCTCAAAGCTGACGAACTGTTGAACGCTATCGGTGATTGGGCAAATGGTCAAAAGCCCGACATCGGAGATGACAAGCGCGTTATCAGCATGGAGCCGACCACGCGATCTTCCCTGTTTGCCATGTATGAAAACGGGGACGAAGATCACCAAATCCTTATGAAACTGAATTACGAGGTGAATGTATAATGGCAGATTTGACTTTTGCGACTCCCGAAGGCCAGACCATTGACCGCGAACTGCTCATTGCGTACCTGAACACCGGCACCGTATCCGCGCCTGTGTGGAGCGCTATCGGTAAGCGCGTCGAGGACAGCAGCGAGGAAATGGACTGGAGCACCGACACCAAGCAGGACATTTTGGGGCACACCTTTACGACCATGAAAAAGCCCACCATCACGCAGACCTTTGACCCCATTCCCTTGGATGCGGGCGATGCTGCGGCGGTGAAAATGTGGAACCTGGCCGTCAAAGACCAGGATGCCCAGGCGCTGGCAAATCAGGACATGATGATCGGCCACTTCTATGCCACCAGCGGCGAGGCGATGTTTGCGGAGCGCTACGACGCTTGCGCTATTGCCATCACCGGCATCGGCGGCGAGGGCGGCGGCACCCTGAACATTACCAGCGAAATTACTTATGGTGGCACTCGCACCGTGGGTACCGTAAAGAAGGGCACCAGCGGCGCTATAGAGTTTACTGCAACCTAAATAAAGGGGCGGGCAACCGCCCCTGTTTTGGAGGGAACACATGAAGGAATTGACAATCACCACCGGCGTACAGGAATACCACCTGAATGACAAATGCACGGTGTATTTTAATCCCAGCGATCCGACGTTTGCTGACAAGCTTTACACAGCGTTTGACGCGCTGAAAAATAAGCAGGATGCGCGGGACAATAACGTAGAAAAAATGAGCGCCCGCGAAATGTTTGACTGGCTCCGAAATATGGACGCCGAAATGCGCGAGGCTATTGACGGGGTGTTTGAGCAGCCGGTGTGTGAGCCGCTGTTTGGCAACGTGAGCGTTTACGCTATCGCGGACGGTGCGCCGTTGTGGATGAACCTGATGGTTGCCATCATGGACGAGCTGGACGAGGGGATTAAGCGGGAAAAGGCTTTTCACAGTGAGAAGCTTGCAAAGTATACGGCCAAGTACCACAGATGATGTACGACCTTCCGACAAGCATTGAGGTTTGTGGAACGGAATACCCAATAGAAACGGATTTCCGCGTGATACTGGACATATTTTCGGTGCTTTCTGCTGTGGAACTAACAAGCGAAGAAAAGTGTATCGGCGTGTTGGGAATGTTTTACCCCGGTTTTTTCACTATGCCTGGGGAGCACATGGAAGAAGCGATAAAACAGTGCTTTTGGTTTATCAACGGCGGGAATGAGGAAGCGCAAAAAAAATCAACCAAGTTGATGGACTGGGAACAGGACTTTCGACTGCTCATCGCCCCAATCAACCGCATAGCGGGGCAGGAAGTGCGGGCACTGCCGTATCTGCATTGGTGGACATTTCTTTCGTACTACGGAGAAATTGGGGATTGCTACTTTGCCCAAATCGTGAGGATCCGAGACTTAAAAGCAAATGGCAAACTGAAAGACAAAGCCGACAAGGAGTTTTACCGCAGAAACCGAGACGCTATCGACATTAAGCGCCGGTACTCGGAGGCTGAGGAAGAAGTCATTAAGGGCTGGACGTAAAAAAAGCCGCCCAGGCGGGCGGCTGTGTAGCGGTCATTGATTTGCAATAAATGTAATGTCGTTTCCAGACCAAAAATCCGGGGTAAATCTGATTTCAAGCGTTTTCCAATCTGCTGGGACTTCGTAGCCTATTACGCCGGACATCTTTTTACCTGATGCAACAGTACCGTCCAGCTGACCTTTGTCTGCGGCCAACGTTCCTGTCACGCTCATGTTTGTGGAGTAGTCATCGACATACGCTTCAAAAGACATTATAGAGCTTATGGAAATATCTTTGCTGGATTTGTTCTCAATGGAAAATTCGCAAAATAGAAACACGTTTCCGCTGTCTGGCGTGTAAAACCCTTCTCCGGTTGATTGGGTGCAGGACACAAAAGTGACCTCAATGTCTTTAAGAGAGACAACGTCACCAACTGCAAATTCCGTTTTCTGCGGAGCAGTTGATCCGTTTCCGCCTTTTCCGTCTGTATCCCCCACCTTTTCTGTAGAATTCCCACCAAGCGCAGTGCCAATAATGCCGATAGCAATAAACACAGCTATAACGATCAGCACGACCGGCTTTTTCTGTTTGGCTCCACAAGCGGGACAGACTTTCGCGGATTTTGCAATATCTGCGCCACAGGTCTTACACTTAGTCATTTTATCCATTTTCTTCCACCCTCCAAGAAGTTTTTTGTGGTTTGTTTATAGTACCACATAAATACCATAAAAGCAAGTAGGTGATTGTATGGCAAACGCGGACGGCTCCGTTATCATCAAGGCCGACATTGACGATAAACAGGCGCAGAAAGAACTCAATGCGCTGGAAAAGAAAATAGAAGCGCTGCAGGAAAAGCTAACCAACAAGAAATCCGCGCGAGATACTTTGTTTAACCAAGCCAACAATTTGGGCGCACAGCTTGACGAAGCAAAGGCAAAACTGGCGCAGATGAAGGGCGGCGGCGAGTTCTTCACCAGTGATGCTATCAAGCAGCAGGAAGCCGCTGTAGCGTCTATGGAAAAAGAATGGAACGCCATGAATGACAAACTGGATAAGCAAAACGCCGCTATCCGCGAGGGCGAAGCGGAGCTTGACCGAATGAAAGCAAAGGCCGGTGAGTTAGGTAAGCAGCTTGGCAATACCGGCAAGAACGCAGGAAAGATACAAGAAGGGTTAGACAAAGCGTCCCAGGGCATGGAGGCATTCACAAAGCGCGTAAAAATGCTGGCAAAGCGGGCGCTGGTCTTTACCATCATTGCCCGTGCGTTGGCGGCCCTCCGGGATTGGCTGGCGGACGTGGTATCCGTAAACGGCAAAGCACGGGACGCTATTGCGCAACTCAAGGGTGCGCTGCTGACGCTGGCACAGCCGCTTGTGCAGATCATTATCCCGGCGTTTACTGCGCTGGTTAAGGTACTGGCTACGGTGGTTTCGTTTATCGCAAATATTGTATCCGCCCTATTTGGAACAACGGCAAAAGAAAGCGCCAATGCGGCAAAGTCCCTGAACGACCAGAAGAACGCATATAAAGGCGTTGGCGGAGCGGCAAAGTCTGCAAGTAAACAGCTTGCGTCGTTTGATGAGATCAACAAGTTAAGCGGCGAAGGTGGCGGCGGATCCGGCATTATTCTACCGGATTTCAGCACGGCGGCAAATTTCGCATTTCTTGATAAAATCGCGGACAAGCTCAAGAAGATAGGACAGGACATTGTAAACCTGTTTAAGGATGTCACCGGGTTTATCGGCAACGTATTCTCCGGGGATTGGGGCGCGGCGCTGGACAACATTATCAACTTTGTAAAACACGCCTACACCTTGCTTGCTGACCTTCTGGACTTTGTAGGCTATATCTTTGGAGCGATCATAGACACCATCATAGAAAAGTGCGGTCTTGCCGGCACTCCGGTAGGAGATATGTTGACCGGCATTAAGGACATTGTGCAGGGCGCGCTGGGGCTTATTTCCGGCATCCTTACGCTTGACTTGGAGAAAATGAAGCAGTCTGTCATTCAAATGTTAACCGGCGTAAAGACATTTGTGCTGGGCGTTTTTGACTGGTTTAAACTGGGGCTGACAAGCTTGCTTGATTGGCTGGACGAAAGCACAAACGGTAGGTTCCATGAGTTGATCGAGCTGGCGAAAACTTACGTCAATGACGTAGTCGAGGGCATGAAGCAAATCTTTAGCGGCCTTATTGAGTTCCTTGCCGGTGTATTTACGCTGGACTGGAAAAAAGCGTGGGAAGGTATCAAAGAAATTTTCCGGGGTATCTGGAATACCATCGTAGGTGTTTTTGAGGCGGCTGTAAACCTCATCATCAAGGGTATCAACTGGCTTATTGACCAGCTGAACAAGATACACTTTGAGATACCGGATTGGGTGCCAGGTATCGGCGGTAAGTCCTTCGGCATCAACATTTCCCACGTAAGTGAACTTAGGATCCCCCGCCTGGCGCAGGGCGCGGTCATTCCTCCGAACCGGGAGTTTATGGCAGTGCTTGGCGATCAGAAGTCCGGGACGAACATAGAAACGCCGTTGGCTACTATGGTGCAGGCGTTCAAACAGGCACTTGCGGAAAGCGGCTACAGCGGTAGCAATGAAGCCGTGTTAGTGCTGGACAAGGACGTGCTGGGCAAGGTCGTGTACCGACTGAACAAGGCGGAGGGTACGCGCATCGGCGTTAATCTGTCGGAGGTGCAAGGATGAACTACATCAAACTGAACGGCATCTCTTTTGACGCCGATGTGGCGATCTCCAAGTACAATCGAAGCTTTAACGTGCTGGACGGCGAAAACGCAGGGCGTGTAATGACGGGCCGCATGGTGCGTGACATCATCGGGACATACTTGGGCCACAAGCTGACGGTTTTTCGGCGCGGTGACAACTACAAGGGTCTGGATGACTTCTGGGACTACCTGTACAAGCACAGCGTGGATGACTTCGTTATGCTGGAAGCGGCAGACGGTCAGACTACTATTGCTTATGAAGCGTATTACACCAGCGCGTCGCAGGACTTGGAGAAGGGCGATGGAGGCGTGAACTATTGGGGCGAGATCGAGGTGAACTTCGTCCCGATGGACGCGCAGCTCCGCCCCTGAGAGGTGGCCTATGTCTAAGACAACGATCCTGTATAAGGACATAGCCCCCGGCGCGGCGAACGATGCGACAGTGACAGCAGCCGGCGGCATGGGAGACCTGACCAAAATTCCGCACGGCGCGGCACCGGGAAAGCTTATCACGCTGGAACGGAGCCGCTGGGTGCTGGACGGCACCTTTGACGGCGTATACGCGGAGGACAAGGTTGGGTTTTGGTCGACGGAGGTTTCCGGGGACAGCGGAGAATTTACCAACCCGCCCAAAATTACCATGACGTTCACGCAGCAATATTCCAGCATGGGTATCCAGCTTGCCTTTGACGAGGACACAGGAGAGTATTGCAGCGAGGTAGAAATTTCGTGGTATCAGGGCGCGGTGCTGCGGCGGGCGCAGTCGTTCCAGCCTGACAACGCGGTGTACTTCTGCGATTGCCGGGTAGAGAGCTTCGACAAAGTGGAGGTCACGCTGAAAAAGACCGTAGTCCCCCATCGGCGGGCGCGTGTTAATGAGATCGTGCTGGGCGTGGTGCGTAAATTCGGGATGAACGAAATACGCAACGCATCCATCGTAAACCAGGCGAACGAAGCTGCCGTAGAGCTGCCGGTGTCCACGCTGAACTGGACGCTTGACAGCCTGAAAGATGTGGACTATCTGTTCCAGCTGAAGCAGCCTGTGGAAGTGTGGAACGACAACCGGCATCTGGGGACATACTACATTAACAATTCGTCCCGCACGTCCGCAAACGTGTATGTGATAGAGTGTCAGGACGCGCTTGGAGTGCTTGAATACACGCCGTTCAGCGGAGGTGCATACCTCGATGGAGTGAGTGCGAAAACGCTCTTAGAAGCGCTTGCAAAGCCTTTTGAGGTGGAGTATGCGGACGATGTGGAGGACACAACGCTGACAGGTGTTATCGTTAAGGGCACAAACCGCAGCGCCATCCAGCAGGTCATATTTGCGTGGGGCGTGTGTCTGGCAACGGACTGGGGTAACAAGCTTCGGGTATTCAACCAACCCACAAAGCCTATTCTTATCCCACGCGGGCGGACGTTCGTCGGATCTTCCGTTGCAACCGGCGCGGTGGTCACAAAGGTAAATGTGACGGCGCACAGCTATGTAGAAGCCAGCAACGGCAACGTGACCATCAATGGGGTCAAGTACAAAGACACCCGGACGGTATACAGCGCCATCAACCCCAACGTGACGGCATCCGACCGGGAAAACGTCAAGGAGGTCACGGCGGCAACGCTGGTATCTGATGACATCGGACAGGCGGTGGCGGCCCGGCTGTACAAGTATTATTCGCTGCGTGACACGAACACGGCGACGGTGGTATACGGCGGCGAGAAGCTGGGTGACTGTGTGAGCATCTACACACCGTGGGGACTTCTGACTACAGGCAACCTCCACAAAATGGAAATAAAACTGTCCAACACGGTAGTGTACAACGCGGAAGTCACAGGCGCGTGGATCATCAGCCCGTATTTCTACTACAGCAACGACCTGTTCTCCGGGGAGGTGTAACCGATGGCGGAATATACAGCACAGGTGCCGAAGATAGCGGCGGCTGTACTGCTGCCGAACCCGGCGACCATCAATGGCAAGGTAAAGCTACAGGTAACGGTAATAGAGGAAACCGTCATCGTGTACCCCAGCTACTACTACAGCGGCGATCTATATGCGGGCGAAAGTCCCCATACGCCGTACCCGCGTGTACCACAAGCATATCATTTCTTTTGCGGCGATATTTACGCCGGGGAGGTATAAATGGCAATTAAGACAGTAAAAGCGACGATCAATAACCAGACATACGACCTGACGCTGAACTCCGCAAGCGGCAAATGGGAAGCGACCATTACCGCGCCGGGGAAAACGTCGTACAATCTGGCAGGCGGCTACTACAACGTATCCGTTGAAGCAACAAACGAAGCGGGCACAAAGGGCAGCGCGGACGCATCTACCGTAGACGGCCTGAAGCTGGTGGTAAAGGAGACTGTGGCACCTGTTATCACCATCGTGTCCCCCACGGCTGGCGCGTATGTGGCAAACAGTAAGCAGCCAGTGGTGTTCAACATCACGGATGAAACCGGCGGATCCGGCGTAGACATCAGCACACTGGTAGTAAAGCAGGACGGCACGGCTGTAGCGGCGGCGAACATCACGCACACGGCTATTGCCAATGGCTACAGCGTGACCTACACGCCGTCTGCGGCGCTGAGCGATGGAAGCCACACTGTGACCATCAACTGCAAAGACCACGACGGCAACGCGGCTACAGAGAAGTCCACAACCTACACCGTGGATACTGTTCCTCCGACGCTGAACGTAACATCTCCTGCGGACGGCCTTATCACGGCGGCTTCTTCTGTCACCGTGGCCGGTACTACCAACGATGCAACGTCCTCTCCCGTAGTCATTACCATCTCCCTGAACGGAACGGATCAAGGCACGGTTGCTGTGGGCACCGGCGGCACCTTCTCCAAGGTGGTTACGCTGAAAGAGGGCAGCAACACCATCATCGTCAAGGCAAAAGACGCGGCAGGGAAGGAAAGCTCCGTCACCCGGACGGTCATTCTGGATACATCTGTGCCGAAGATCAAAGCAGCGACCATTACGCCTAACCCGGTCGACACCGGTAAGACGATGGTCATTAGTGTTACCATTGAGTGAGAGGTGATAGCTTGAGCAGAGATATTCGCGTATCCCTCCCCGCCGCTATCGTCTACGTGTCCGGCTCGGTCAACGGCAAGGATTACGTGTGGACGCTGGACGGCGAAGCGTGGAAAGCCACGGTAGACCGTGCTTCGGATGAAAAGTACGCCGTATCTTTGACGGCTATCAACGCGGCGGGCACAAGCGCCAGTTACCAGTTTACCCTTAACTACGGTATGCTGTCCCTTATTACGGACAGAACGCAAGCGGACGTAGACGGGGTTATAGCCGCGCTCAGTCGAATAGAGGCTGGGCGCGGCACCCCGGCAGACGTGCTTCTCTTGAGCGACAACAAGGGGTCGTACAACTACACTGACCTGAACCGCGTTGCGGGAGCTGTGCTGTATGTGGCAGAAGAACTGGAAGCCAGCGGGTACAGCGTGACGGTTACGGCAAAGCAGGGATGGACGGAAACGGACATTCCAACGCAGGCTGATATTGACCAGTACCTCGCGGACATCGCGGAGATACGCAGTGCGTTGCCTGTACCATCCAATGCCCCAGAAGTCCCGACAATGCCACTGGACTATCAAAAAGCCAACGACATTGAAAGCATCCTTATACTGGTAGACAAGCTTGTGCAGAACATAGCCAAGTCGTGGTTTTACTCGGGAGACTTGTACTCCAACGAAATCAAATACTAAACGTTACTCCCGGCCAATCGGGGCGCGGGAAAGGGCAATAGGAGCCGACTATGGGAACGTAGTCGGCTCCATCTTTTTTGGAAAGGAGCAGATATGCAGGACAGAATTTCCCTTTATCCTGGCCGCGTCAAGCTCACGCCTGTTTCCGGGCAGGACAACGTGTACGACATGACCCGGCAGGACAACCCCACCACAGAGGGCACTCCGCTGAACAAGTCCACGCTGCTGACGGACGAGGTGGCGGAAACTCTTGGGCTTGACCCGGCAACGGCTACGCCTTCTCAGGCCATTAACGCCGTGGCAGGCAAGGCAACGGACAAGAAACTATCGCTGACGCTGGCGGCGGCAAGCTGGACAGGGAGCGCAAGCCCTTATACCCAGGGCGTGACCATCATGGGTGGCACGGCCACCAGTCAGGCAGACATTCAGGCAGACGCAGCGGCGATACAGCAGATGCTGGACGATGGCACCAACGCTATCTACATCGCCAACAACAACGGAACATTCACCGCCTATGCGGTGGGAGAGAAGCCCACCGCTGACCTGAACATTCAGGTGACGGTGTACGACGTGAAGGAGGTAGTTTAACGATGGTAATTATCGGTAAATCGCAAATAGCGGGGGGGGGTACTGCTAAACGGTTAGAGTTTGAGTACACCGGAACGTACAACGAGCGCCTTGAGGACGGCGTTGTAGAGCTGCTGACCAGTGGTGTGCTCACCTTCAAGAAGGAAACACCTATTGATGCATTCCTTGTTGGAGGAGGCTCCGGTGGATGTTCCGGTTGGTATAAGACTTCCTCCTTCTATGGTGGTGGCGGAGGAGGTGCCGGTGGTTTTACAAAGACCCTGTTAAACATTATACCAAGGGCAAACTTGGAATACGAAATTGTCATTGGCACCGGTGGTTCTGCTGGAAGGAGTAGGAACGATAGTGGTCAGGTGGTAACATCTCCCACAAATGGCGGTGATACTGTTGCTTTTGGTGCAACCGCTGGGGGTGGAAAAGTGTCCACAGTGATAACCTCTGGAGGTTCACTTCCCCCAGCAAACTGGCATTATCTCATCTGTGGTGGCAGTGGTGGTTCTGGTGGTGGACAGAGTGTTGGTAGAGGCATAACGTCACCTTTCAATGTTGCGGGTGCAGGGGGAAGCGACGGAAGTGATGGTGGCGCGGCAAATCCGCAACCTAATGCAACTAATTATCCCATAGGTTCTGGACAAGGAACTACCACAAGAGAGTTCGGCGAAGCTACTGGTAAGCTCTATGCTGGAGGCGGAGGTGCGGGAAATATTCTTGGTACTCCTACATCTGGCGGCGCTGGTGGCGCTGGTAACGGTGGTTCAAACATGACCGCTACTCCTAATACCGGAGGTGGTGGGGGCGGTGCCAATGAGGGTTCTGTAAGTACTGGTGGCGACGGCGGCTCTGGCATCGTGTGCATAAGGCTACACAAAGAATAAACACGGCCTCCGTTTCGGAGGTCGGGAACGGAGGGTTATATGAGCGTAATTACAGGCAGGGCGGTGACAGCAGAGGGCGGCGGAATTGCCAATCGGCTGGACTTCACCTACACGGGCGGTACGTTCAATGAGCGTACCGCAGACGGTGTAGTGGAGTTTTTGGAAACCGGCATCCTGACGATGAAGAAGGACACGTATGTGGATGTGTTTATGGTTGGCGGTGGTGCCGGTGGTGTGACTGTTACATCATCCAGCGGCAACGGCGGAGCCGGAGGTAGCGGTGGATACACAAGAACTATTGTAAACGCTTTGTTGCGAAAAGGGGTGGCATACCAAGTTGTTATTGGCGCGGGCGGAACCGGTGGTGGCAACTCCGGCGGGGAGACTTCTGCTTTTGGTTACACAGTTACAGGTGGAACTGTTGCTAACGGCGGCTCCGGCGGCGGTAAAGGCGGCGTCGCCGCACGCGGGCAGACGAACGCCGGAGATGGCGGGTCAAACGGATCGGATGGTGGTAATGTCGGATCTCCGACAACCGGAAGCCCCGGAAAAGGACAAGGCGCTACCACGCGAGAATTTGGCGAAGCAACCGGAAAGCTGTACGCCGGCGGCGGTGGTGGCGGCTCGGGAATATACGGAAACTATGGAACTGCGGGAGCTGGCGGTGAAGGCGGCGGTGCAAATGGAAATTCCACAACTGACGCTACGGCTAATACCGGCGGCGGCGGTGGCGGCGGGAAAGCATCCTCTGGTAGTTCCAGCCCCGGCGGTAAAGGAACTGCTGGCGGCAGCGGTATCGTGTGTATCCGCCTGCACCGAGACGACCCCACTGAAAACGTGCTGAGTGGAACGTGGAAGTTTAATGACACTCTTACCATGCCGAGCACTTTGTTTACAGAGAACTTCGATTATGACGGGACAGTTGCCTATGCTGGCTCCAGTCTTTATGGCGTGATGGGCGTGCAAGTACTTTCTTCCAACAAAGAACTGTGCTTTGGGCATAACCCAAGCGACTTGTCATCAAATTATGTAGAAGCATATAGTTTTACCTACAACACATGGCGACAAGCAACAGCAAAAACCATAAAATTCTGGAACCGCTATCAGGTAGTTTCCCCGGAGTTCTACGCATGGTTCACCGCAAACGCCACCAAGATTTCGGATTAAGGAGCGTGATTAAGTGAGATACGCATTAGTGGAAAACGGCACAGTGACCAACATCATCGAAATGGACAAGCGGAACGAGCAGTTCTTCCCCTCCGCTGTGTACACCGGTGACAGGCCGGTGGGCATGGGCGACACATACACGGAGGGCAAGTTCTACCGTGACGGCAAGGAGGTGCTGACGGCACTGGAGGAAGCCAACAACGAGATAGACAGCCTGACGCAGCAGCTGGGCGAGGCTGTGGAAACCATCTATCAGGCGGATATGGAGGTTATCGGATGAGTATAATTATCGGTAAAGCGTTAATTGCGGGGGGGGGGTACTGCTAAACGATTAGAGTTTGAGTACACCGGGACTTACAACGAACGCCTTGAGGATGGCGTGGTGGAGCTGCTGACTAGTGGCGTATTGAAGTTCAAGAAGGAAACTGCTATTGATGCGTTTTTGTGTGGAGGGGGTTCTTCTGGACGGTCCGGCGCAAGAGCAACTTCCGGTGCTGTTAGCGGCGGCAATGGTGGTTGTGGGGGAACTACCAAAACTCTATTGAACATCATACCAAGAGTAAACACGGAGTATCCTATCGTTATCGGTGCTGGTGGCGCTGCAACTTACACACCCAACAATGGCAGTCTCAGCGCAAATCCCGGAGGAGCTACTGTCGCTTTCGGCTCTACTGCTGCTGGCGGAACGGTGACTTCGGGAGGTTCAGGAGGCGGTGCTGGCGCGAGGTTAGCAAAAGCGGCAAACGGCGGTTCGGACGGTGCTGATGGGGGTAGTTCCTCCTCTAACACCACAGATAAAGGCGGTACTGGTCAGGGAACCACAACGCGAGAATTTGGCGAAGCTACTGGCAAACTGTATGCTGGCGGTGGCGGAGGCGGGGATGGTTATTCGAGTTCTTATTACGGGGATGTTGGTTTAGGTGGGGAAGGGGGAGGAGGAAACGGTGGACCCAGGTCTGGTTCAGGTTCTAATGGAACCGACAACCTCGGCGGGGGCGGCGGTGGTGCTGGAGGTTCAGAATTCAATTCAGGCAAGTTTGCTTATTCAGGAGCTGGTGGTTCCGGCATCGTGTGCATCCGGCTGCATAAGGAGAGCGCGTAAGCGCGGAAAGGACAACTATGCTGTTATTCAAGAGAGGAACGAGGACGGAGGAATACATAGCGCAGTACAACAAGGAGCACCCCAACACCGGCGGCATCATAATGGCGCCCATACCGCGCCACCCGGTAGTGGGCTGGGACTTGCTGTGGGAGCAGGGGTTCTCGGACTACCAGTGCGGGCTGCTGTGGCGCATATTCCTGCGGAAGATGGAGCAGAGGAAACGTGAGAGCGCAGGCAGCGGTCTGCGGACGGCAAACTGAAAGGAGAACGACTATGTACAACATTATGACGAAGCTCATCAACAAGCGGTTTTACAAGACGAAGGAGGAGGCACAGCAGAAGTGCGACGTGTTTTACGCCGTGGGGCGTATCACGGACGAGCAGTACACGGAGCTGTGTGCGCTGATCGAGAGCGTGTACGCAGAATAAGGGCGGGGAGAATTACTCCCCCCGCCGGATGTAGGCTTCCTCGGCACTGATCTGTGCCTGCTTGAGCGCGGCAACGGCCTTTTCAAGCTGGGCAATGGCGTCGGTGACGGCGTTGAACAGGGCGAAATACTCTGGCATGGAAACACCTCCTTTCTGCAAGCAGGATAGCACAGGTGGCGTGTCAGAAACGGTCGAAGGGTGTCGAGGGGCAAAAATAATTTGAGAGGAGAACGCGGCGAATGGAACCGTGGATGAAGGAAGTGCTTTTGCCCATCGTGCTGGCTGTGCTGGCAAGTAACGGGCTGTGGGCGCTGATAGGGAAGCGGCGGGATAAGAACGATGTGGAGCGGAATATGCTGGTAGGGCTGGCGCATGACCGCATCATCCATCTGGGCATGGTGTACGTGACACGGGGGTACATCACGCAGGACGAGTACGAAAACCTCAATGACTATCTGTACCAGCCGTATGAAAAGATGGGCGGCAACGGCAGCGCAAAACGGGTCATGGAGGAAGTGAGGAAGCTGCCCATCAAGCGAGAGGCGTAAAGCCGGAAAGGAAGTAACTATGGACATCAACACTATTGGAGTGGCGACTGTTGCCGCTATCATCGTCATCTGCTATCTGATCGGCATGATCGTAAAGGCCACGGTGCTGGACAGCAAGTGGATCCCCATCATCTGCGGCGTGTGCGGCGGCATCATCGGCGCGCTGGCGCTGGCGTTCCACATGCCGGATTTCCCCGCCGAGGATTATTTTACAGCGGTTGCCGTGGGCATTATGTCCGGGCTGACCGCAACGGGCGTTAACCAGATTTTTAAGCAGATGAAGTCTACCAACGACGAGGAGGCCGTATGAGCGCCGTTAGTAAGGTCATCAAGATCGCAGCGGCAGAAATCGGCTATCCGGAAAAAGCCACCAACAGCAATCTTGACAGCCCGACGCAGAACGCCGGGTACAACAACTACACCAAGTATGCGCGAGACATTGACGCTATCCCACATTTTTACAACGGGCCGAAGCAGGGGTACCCGTGGTGCACGGTTTCCCTGGCCTGGTGGTTTATCAAGGCGTTCGACGTTGCTGAAGCAAAGCGGCTGCTCCTCCTGCCGGAGGACTCGCTGGGTGCCGGTGTGTATTACCTCAAGCGGTACTTCCGTGACGCTGGGCAGTTTGGCACTACACCAAAGGTAGGCGCACTGGTATTCTTTGGGGATGAGCATACAGGCATCGTCACCGCCGTGGAGGGTAATGGGTTCCGCACCATCGAGGGCAACACCAGCCCTGCAAAGGGCGTGGTCGCAAACGGCGGAAGCGTGTGCGCCAAGTCGTACAGCTCGGTAAAATCCAGTTGGACGTTTGGCTATCCGGCCTACACGGAAGTGGACGAGGGCAAGCCGAAGGTGTATCTTTCCCCCGCTATGCACCGGCAGAACGAGTGCTGCTATCCCCGCGAGGACGGGCAGCAGTGCTACGAGGCGCTGGAAAACAACGAGTACATCGACATCCTGGAGCCGATCCTGAACCGCTGCGGCATTGAAACCTTGCGTGGGTATCGCCGAACCCCGATGGACGGCGAGGACGGCAAACAGATCATGTACAACAACATCAACGCCGGGAACGCATGGAAACCGGACGTATACTATGTGTCGCACACCAACGCCAGCACCAACGGCAAAACCGGCAGCGGAACGGCCAAGGGCTTTTCCTCTATGTACTATCCCGGAAGCAGCAACGGCCAAAAACTGGCGAAGCTGATGGTACAGCACAGATCGGAGATTTATCCGTATAGCTGCAAGACCGTGGCAAGGAGCGACCTGCACGAGCTGTCGGACACCGACGCCCCCGCTGTGTACCAGGAGCACGTTTTCCACGACAACCCGGAGGATGCCAAGTGGTTCCACGAACACATGAAGGAGTGCGCAGAAGCCGACGCAAGGGCTTTGTGCGAATATCTCGGTATTGCGTATGTGGACGAGCCAAAAACCGAGCCTGAAAAAAACATCCTGTACCGGGTTCAGGTGGGCGCGTTCCGGGTCAAGGCCAACGCCGAGGCGCAGTTGGAAAAATTGAAGGCGGTGGGCTTTAACGGCTTTATTGTGGAAGTCGAAAAGTGAAATAAATCTGCTGAGCGGGAAAGAGCTATGTCAAGCCGCCTCTTTCCCCGGCGTAAAGTCCCGCAAGCTCACGGCTATAACCGTGTTATGGACAGTTACCACAAGCAGATACGGCGCAGATTGCAGAGCATGGCACCAAAGCGGGCTATTGCGTATGTGATGAGCGTTCAGTTGCCGCCTGACGAAGCGGCGTGCGTTATTGAATGTGACGTAAAGCGGAAAAGCTATTGTGAAACGGCGTTACTGCTGAACGTGTCACCGGAAACGGTGAAGCGGTGCCGCAGGAGAGCGTATCAGAAATTTGCAGACGAAGAAAGAAGCCGCACCTGAAAAGGTGCGGCTTCTTTGTTTGCGCCCGGTAGGGGGGGAAAACCGGGCGTATAAAAAGGGAAAGATGCCCGCCGGGAGTATTCCGGGGTGGCTGATTTTATTATACATCGTTTCTGCGGTATTGTACAAGTAAATATTTCGCAAATTAACGGCCTTTTTCTGACCTTTAACTGCCCCTTTGCGGGGGCAGTTTTTTGTTACGCTTATTGCAAGAAGCGGAGGTGCTTGCATGGTCGAAAAGTTGGTGTCGTTGGGATTTACACAGCAGATGGCGGAGGACATCATTTGGGCGTATCAGGATGATATTCCGGGGCTGAAATCCTATGTGCAAGTTATCGAACTGGTAGCGGCTCATGTATAGCTATTACAACAAAAACCCGCGTGGGAAAAACGTGGGGGATTGCACTGTGCGGGCTATCTCCAAAGCCACTGGAAAAGAGTGGGGCGAAACGTACCTTGCTATGGCGGTTGAGGGGTATCTGGAAGGTGACATGCCGTCTGCTAACGCTGTGTGGGGAGCGTATCTGCGGCGTATAGGTTACAGACGGTACATTGTGCCTGACACTTTCCCTGACTGCTACACGGTCGGCAAATTTGCCGATGAGCACCCGAAGGGGACATACATTCTCGCATTATCCGGGCACGTCGTGTGTGTGCAGGACGGTGTGATCTACGACAGCTGGAACAGCGAAAACGAAATCGTTTTGTATTACTGGCAGAAAGAAAGTGAGGCGTAACTATGGCATTTAACCCGTATTTCAACCCTTATTACCCGCAGCCAATGCAGGACAACCTTGCCCAGCTTCGGCAGCAGCAGATGCAGACCATGCCGCCGCAGATACCGCAAATCCCACCCATGCAGAACCCGGTGGCGCAGGGCGGCGTACAATGGGTAGCTGGTAGGCCGGAGGCGGAGAATTGGCTGATCGCGCCTAACTCCGCCATTGCGCTGTGGGACAGCACGGCTCCCGTGGTGTACCTTAAACAGGCCGATGCAAGCGGCAAGCCGACGCTCAAGACGTATGACCTTGTAGAACGCCTTGCAAGCGCCCCTGACGCGCAGAAAGCTCCCGCCACGGAATATGTGACACGTAAGGAGTTCGACGCGCTGGCGGCGCTTGTGGGCGAAATAAAGGGCAAGAAGAAACGCAAGGTGGAGGAGGACGAAGACGATGAGTAACAATCCGTTTTTTAATGCGTTAGGTGGCGGACAGATGCCGGGGTCGATGAGCGGCTTTCCCCAGCTGTTACAGCAGTTTAAGCAATTCAAAGCGAGCTTTAAAGGAGACCCAAAAGCGGAAGTAGAGAAAATGCTGCAAAGCGGCAAAATCTCACAAGACCAACTGAACAAGATACAGTCAATGGCAAACCAATTTCAGGGGCTTTTCAAGTAATCAAAATCGTGGCCACGGTTTGATATAAATATTTTTTCAAAAGGAGTGATACTATGTCTCTTTCCTCTGACGGCACCATGCTGACTATGCCTGTGGCTCCTGCCAACACCGGCAACGGTAACGGCTTCGGCTGGGGCGGAGATGGCGCGTGGTGGATCGTGCTGTTCCTCATTTTCGCTGCGTTCGGCGGCTGGGGTAACGGCTTTGGCTTCGGTGGCGGCGGCAACGGCGTGATGGACGGTTATGTTCTGACCTCTGACTTTGCCAACATCGAGCGCAAGATCGACAGTGTAAATCAGGGACTTTGCGACGGATTTTACCAGCAGGCGCAGCTTGTCAACGGCACCAACATGGCGATGGCAAACGGCTTTGCACAGGCCGAGCTGTCCCGTAGCAACCAGCAGGCGGCGCTAATGCAGCAGCTCAACGCCATGCAGATGCAGAACCAGGAGTGCTGCTGCGAGAACCGGGCAGCTATCGCCCAGGTGCGGTACGACATGGCGACGCAGGCTTGCGACACCCGCAACACGGTCAACACCGCTGCGCGTGACATCATCGACAACCAGAACCAGAATAGCCGCGCTATCCTTGACTTCCTGACGCAGAGCAAGATGCGCGATCTGGAAAGTGCCAATCAGGAGCTGCGCCTTGCCGCTTCTCAGGCTGCACAGAACAACTACCTGATCTCCCAGCTGCGCCCTTGCCCCACCCCAGCTTACATCACTTGTAATCCTTGGGCGGGCAGCAGCTATGGCGGATGCGGAACCGGTTGCGGCTGCTGACAACTGCATAGCATCAGCTGTTCGGAATTTCCGAACTGTTCAGCCCCGTGCTGATACTGATACCAACGCGGCGGGGCAATAGCTCCGCCGCTTATTTTAACTGAGAAAGGAATGATTTTAATGGCAGAATTTACTTCTGCGGCAATTCAGATCGTTGCTGCTGGGCAGAACGTTCCTCTAACGGAAACGGCGGCCAACAGCAAGCCCTGTATCGTGCATCGTGAGGGTGCGGGCATTGTGACTTTGCGCGGCCTGACAAGCCAGTGCAAGGCACGTTTTCGCGTGGCTTTTGGCGGCAACATCGCTATCCCTACCGGTGGCACGGTGGAAGCTATTACCGCCGCGCTGGCTATCAACGGTGAACCACTGACCAGCGCCGTGGCGATCGTTACCCCCGCCGCCGTGGAAAACTATTTCAACATTTATGTCAGCGCCATTGTGGAGGTGCCGAAGGGCTGTTGCCTGACTGTGGCTATGGAGAACACCAGCACACAGGCAATCAATTTCGCTAACTCCAACTTGACCGTTGACCGCGTAAGCTGAAAGGAGTAAACTATGAGTATGAAAGCAATGTACGATTTGCGCGATATGCTGTGCAAGGAGCTTGACGAGATCGCCCACAAAGGAGAGCTGGGCGCCGGGGATCTGGACATCGCGCATAAGCTGGTAAGCACCATCAAGAACATCGACAAGATCGAGATGTTGGACGGCGAAGGGTACAGCCGTGACGGCGACTATTCCCAGCGGCGTTACTCCCGCGACGGCGACTATTCTCAGCGCAGGTATTCCCGCGACAGCTACGGCGGCGGCAGCTCCTACGCACGGCGTGGCACCCATTATGTGCGCGGCCATTATAGCCGCGACGGCGCAAAGGATGACATGAAGCGCCAGCTGCAAGAGATGCTGGACAATGCGGATGATGATACCATCCGCAACGCCATTCAGCGGTGTATGGATGCCGTGGAGGGCTGAGAGGGGGTAGTTCCCCTTGATCGACGAAAAGGAACTTAAAGCCTGGATAGCCAGACTGGAAACGGAACAATCAAGCTGGCCGAACTACGAGAAGTTGGCCGCGCTGTACATTATACAAAACCAGTACGAAGGGCAGAGAAGCCCTGCACCGGTGGCTATGTATTCCAGCGCACCGGCTCCTGATGTGGTAGACGGTGACAGTGACTTTATGCAAGCGGTATCATCCCGCGCGCCGGAACAGGCGTGGGCCATAGTAGACGAGTTGATGGATGCGCTGAAAGTAACCAATGCGCGAATGTATGATAACGTGATGCGAAAGATGCGAGGATAAAGTATCCCCCGCCAAAACAGGCGGGGGATATTCTTGTGTACTTAGTTTTCTGTAACCTAAAGGTTTATATAAACTAAGTACTTACAGGAAGTCAAATTCAATCCGGCGATCTTTGTAAAGCCGGATTTCTTTTATTTTGAGCTTCCAAAATGCTTGTTTATTTTCTTTATTAAGTTGTTTGTATATTTCTTGCCATCCTGCGGAAAATAAAGTTGCAATTTCTTCTGGTGCGCGGCTTTGTGATTTTACTTGTGTAATCTCATCCATTTGTGATGTCAGCTCTGCATACTTTTTTGAATAGTCCGCTTTTGAAATCATGTCGTCTATATATAACTCTGACAACTTGGATAGTTTTTTTTGTAAAGCCTTTAATTGCACATCTTGGTTTGCTTTGGGTTCTTGACGCGGCTTGGCTTGCAATTTGATTTGTATCTGCTCGTCTATTGTCGACAGAAGATAATCTTCGATTTTCCATTCGACAGTAAAATTACCGTTGTTGCATCCTTTTCTATGGGCAGACCCTTGACAATAGTAAGAGTAAGAGCACGCCCCGCTTGGCCGTGGAGACGGATGTCCTGTCATTCTGCGCCCACATTCTCCACAGACTATCAGCCCAGAAAAAATATACGTTCGATTGTAAGGGGATTTTCGTGTTACCCTCGTGCGTAAGTCTTGCACACGCTGGAATTCCTGCGGTGTTAAATACGGGGGTAATTTTATCCCGTGCCAGTCTCCCATGTATCCTGTGTTGTCCAACATTTGGCTGGCCGTTTGGTATTTAAGGTTTAATTCCGGGGCTGCGTCCATCGCTTTTGTTATGGAGCCGGTTTCCAAAAATGTAGAAAAATATCTCCGTATAACCGGCTCCGCTTCTTTGTCTATAACAGCAAATTTCCCTTCGATTTTGTAGCCTTTTGGCAGATGACCGGTGCAAACCTCATTTCGATCTTTTTTTGCATCAAGCACTTTTTTTATGCGTTCACTGGCGCGGTCAGCTTCGTCCTGTGCTACGGAAAGCATAATGTTAATCTTCAACCGGCCTGCGGCTGTAGACGTGTCGTAGTCCTCATAAATCGTTTTCCACGACACGTTGTGGGCTTCAAGGATCTCCTGCACTTTGTAATACTCGCCGATGTTGCGAAACCACCGGTCCAGCTTTGTGACAAGAATAATGTCTATCTCATCATGCTTTACGGCTTCCAGCAGTTGAAGCATGGCGGGACGCTTTTCAATCTTCTTTCTGGCGGAAAACCCGGCATCCTGGAAAACGCCTACCACCTTCATATTGTGGGCTTTGGCGTATTCTTCAAGGTCGTTCTGCTGATCGTGAATAGACAGGCCAAACTTTTTCTGTTCTTCCGTGGACACACGCGGGTATAATGCTGCCCGCAATACTGCAATCATTGTTTATCTCCTCCCTTATCTGGCGACAATTTATACTTTTTTGCATAGCGCAAATACATCATCAAAATAGCGGCAAAAATGCCGATGCCGACGGCAAGAAGCAAAAAGATGATCCATGCGAATATGCTGGCCTCTCCACCCTGAATAAGCCCCTGGTGGGGAATACGGTAGTCAAAAAAAATATATCCCACGATAATAGCCATAAATATGGCGCACAAAAACGTAAGGCCATAAATAGCAAATTTTGTGTCCCGCGATTTCTTGCGCTGGTATTCAATGGTTTTCGTCATCTGCTCCATGCTGCCCTCAAGGTGAGCTATGCGAACGTCCGCGTCATGAAGCTGCTTCTGATGCTTTAATTGGTCGTTGGCATGCGTCAATTCATCTTCTGTAGTTATGACCGGCTCTATCCCAAAGTATTCATCTAACGATACGCCAAGTACGGAACAAATCAACCCCGCATTATAAACGTTTGGCTTTTTACCGGTCATTGCAAAAAAACTTTTTACAGTCCCCTCGGGTATTCCTGTTTCTTCAATTAACTGCTGCATTGTTATGTGCTGGCTATCTCGCGCTTTAGCACAAATGTCAGGTAAAATCTCACGCATTTTATTCCTCTTTTCCCATAAAACAAAGAAATTCCCCATATTGGGTAGCAATTCCCCAAAATAGATATAGAAAAAACGGTAAAGGATACTTTTTCATCTTGTGCGGATACCATCATTCTTGCTATGGTGAACGTGCAGCCGGAAAGCCGGGAGGCCACCGGCGAGAATAGCCCCGCTGTCCGTTGCGGGAGCAGCGGGGCTATTTAATAAAGACCCACATAAAAACACTTCCCCCTGAAATATTTTTTAATTTGTTGCACGTTTGCATGCAACAAACAGCTTGTGCGTAACTATAAGTGTGCCAACATAGTTGTACACCGAGAAAATAATATGTCAAATCAAGAAAGGGGAAAGAAATGCATTGTACAAAAACAACAGGGCGTGATAAAATGGAGTTGGCAGTGGTCACCGACACAGAAAACGTGCGCAATCGGTTAATTGCCGAAATTATGACGCTGACAAAAGAACAGTTTGACTATGTTTTACAGCATTTGGAGGAAGTATTATGAGCTACGCTGTTTTGTGCGGCCTGGTTGCCTTTGCTTTTGTAGGCACAGTTATACAATGGGTGTGGATTTGGGGGCTGATTAAAAAACTATCTTTCGTGGAAGAAATGCTTTATCGAGAGTTAGCAAAACTTTCCCAGCAAATACCCGCCAATCATGCAAAGAACGCTGGATACAATACCGCACCAAAAGTATAAACGAGCCTTTCTATCGGCTGCTTTCTTTTCATCTTGCAGTCTGATATATTCTTGCACCCCATACGGGACAACAGTTCCTTTGGCAATTTCGGGAATTTCAAAATGTAAATCAGGCATACAGCAATTTCCTTTTATAGTACAGTTTTTGCCCCTTGAACAAGGACAAGTAGCTTTCGACACTGTTCATCAGTGAGAGAAGAAACAATATCCAAAAGAGCTTTGCGTTCTGCGCTGACGCCCTCGCCCTCTGTGGCGGGGGCGTTTTCTTGTTCGCCTACTCCGGCCATCAGTTCTGAGACGGTAACGCCAAAATAATCGGCAATTTTTAATACGGTTGCGTCACGAGGAGTAGCCCCGTTTTTCCAACGTGTAACAGAAGGTTTCCCTATTTTTAATTCGAGTGCAACGGCAGATGGGGATTTATTTATAGAGTTGCACAAGCAAAGGTATTTTTCGTAAAATCCCACAATTATTTACCTCCGTATTTGTGCGAGTTGCTAAAGTTTCGTTCGATAACGCTTTTGGCTTGACAGTTTCGTTTGGTAACGCTATAATGGGAATGTGGGTTACGGAAGGTAACACAAGACCAGACCCCGATACATTGTATCCGTGTCAACGCTACTTTATTGCTTGAAGGTACGGTAGTTAACGAGGCTCCGATGCTCCCGCAACGGACACCGGAGCCCCGGCAGGGACGTCGTGACGTCACCTGCAAGCACATAGTAGCATACTTTGTTAACTTTTGCAACCACAAATTTAGCCGCAGGCGGGAATACCGCAACTATTCTCGCCTGCGGCACACCAAAAAAACAAAGGAGGGCTAAATTTGCTGGAGAGTTGGACAGGCAAGCTGGTCGGCAAGATGCACGTTCACGAAATCACATACGACGAGGTAGCGGCAGAGCTTGGCGTTTCCCGGCCTTATGTGAGTATGCTGCTGAATGGGCATCGAAAGCCACAGGACGCAAAGAAGCGTATCGAAATGGCAATTGACAGCATTATCGCCAGACGCGCTGAGAATGGGTAAGAAAAAGCCCCGCCCGGTGCTGGCACACCGAACGAGGCATCTCCGAAACATCTACCAAAATGTTCTGCGGATAGTATACCACGACCGCAGAGGAAAGGCAAGAGATTATGACGTGTGCTGAAATTGCCGTGATGTTATGGGCACGGCAGAATGGAATGGAAATTATCGAGGTCGAGTACATTCGACAGGAGGAAACGAAATGACGTGGTTTGCATGGACGCTGGCGTTTATCGGCGCGGCGTGGCTAAGCTGGGCTATCGTCAAGGGCGTGGAGGCGCTGGGGCGATGAGAGAGCGGAACAGGCGGGCGCGGGAGTACTCCCGGATGTGCCGGACCAGACGATGGTGCAGGCGTATGTGGGTAGTGGCAATCGTCCTGTGGGTGATGCTGCTGGTGCTGGTGGCATGGTGCCTGACGCTGCCGCCGGTGCAGGAGGACGTGGTGCAGTCACCGCCCACGGCGGAGATCGTGGAACCGGAGCCGGAGAACCTGCTGGTGTGCGACATCACCGGGTACTGTGCCTGCTGCACACCCTACGCCCACATGAACCAGCGGGACGGCAAGGTGCTGACGGCCTCCGGGCGGTGGGTGGACATCGGCGAGGCGGTGGCGGTAGACCCGGACATCATCCCGCTGGGCAGCACCGTGACGCTGGGCGGCAAGGAGTACATAGCGGCGGATACCGGGGTGTACGGCTACACGGTGGATGTGCTGATGAGCCACGAGGACGCGGCGCAGGCCGGTGTTGTGAAAGCGCTGGTGAAGTGGGAATGATCGGACTGGTGAACCGGACGGCTCCGCCCTGCAAGGGCTGCCAGCGCAGACACGCAAAGTGCCACGGGGAGTGCGAGGATTACAAAGCGTTCCGGCTGGACGTTGAGGCCGACAAGGCGAAACGCTACGCATCGTACAGCGAGGCTGATTTTTACAGAATGAACAGCATAATGCGAGAGAACACCAAAAAGGCGATAAGAAAGAGGGATGGAAGATGAAGGTTTATAAGGCAACAGACAAGGACATGAAATGCCGTGGTTTTCAGTATGAGCTTGGCAAGACAGCGGAGGCCGATGGCGATATTGAATTGTGCAAAAATGGGCTGCACGCCTGCGAAATGCCGTTGGATGTGCTGGACTATTACGCGCCCGGCGATGGCTCCCGCTATTTCGAGGCGGAACTGGAGGATGTCAACAGTGAGGAGCGCAGCGATGACACGAAGCGCGTCGGCAAGAAACTGACATTGAGCGCAGAGATCGGTATTCCTGGTTTGGTCAAGGCACAGGTGGAGTACGTTAAGGCACAATGCGACTTTGACAACGCCATCGAAAAGGCGAACGCTGAAAAGGAAAACCACGCCACCGGCGTGAGGGGCGCAGCATCCGCCACCGGTGAGAGTGGCGCAGCATCCGCCACCGGTGAGAGTGGCGCAGCATCCGCCACCGGTGAGAGTGGCGCAGCATCCGCCACCGGTTTGAGGGGCGCAGCATCCGCCACCGGTGAGAGGGGCGCAGCATCCGCCACCGGTTGGAGTGGCGCAGCATCCGCCACCGGTTTGAGGGGCGCAGCATCCGCCACCGTTTGGAGGGGCGCGGCATCCGCCACCGGTGAGAGGGGCGCAGCATCCGCCGCCGGTTGGAGGGGCGCAGCATCCGCCACCGGTGAGAGTGGCGCAGCATCCGCCACCGGTTGGAGGGGCGCAGCATCCGCCACCGGTGAGAGTGGCGCAGCATCCGCCACCGGTGAGAGTGGCGCAGCATCCGCCACCGGTTTGAGGGGCGCAGCATCCGCCACCGGTGAGAGGGGCGCAGCATCCGCCACCGGTTGGAGTGGCGCAGCATCCGCCACCGGTGAGAGGGGCGCAGCATCCGCCACCGGTTGGAGGGGCGCAGCATCCGCCACCGGTGAGAGTGGCGCAGCATCCGCCACCGGTGAGAGTGGCGCAGCATCCGCCACCGGTTTGAGGGGCGCAGCATCCGCCACCGGAAAAGGATGCGTGGCTATGACCACGGGGTTTTCCGGTCGTGTAATGGGAGCGATCGGAAATGCTATTGTGTGCGTAGAGCGCGGATATAACGGAGAGATTGCTGCCATCCTTGCTGGCATTGTGGATGGTGAAACGCTGAAACCCGGCGCGTGGTATACCGTTAAGAACGGACGGTGGCAGGAGGTGGAATGATGAACCGATTGAAGGAACGGCGGCAGGAGCTGGGGCTGACGCAGGAGGCGGTTAGCGGCATTCTGAAGCTGGCAGACCCACGGATGGATGTGAGCATGGTGAGCCGGTTTGAAAACGGCGCGTGCTTGCCCACAGAGGAGGTCATGACAGCACTGGAGGCGGCGCTGCGTACCGACCGGGCCTACCTGTACGGCGAGGAGGACAAGGCCGACATTCCCCAGCGGACGACGGAAACGGAACGCATTGCGGCGCTGATACCCCACGGGCGGCGAAATGCCATCAGCCGGGAAGACCTGGCGGCGGCGATGCACACCACCGACCGGAAGATGCGAAAGGCGGTTGCCGAGGCAAAGAAGCAGGGTTTGATGATCTGCAACGACGGGGACGGGTACTACCAGAGCGACGAGCTGAGCGACCTGTGGCGGCAATACAGGCGGGAGACGGCGCGGGCGATGTCCATCCTCAAGGCGCGGAAGCCTATGCGGGAAGTGCTGAAAGCGGCTGGGAGGCTGGTATGAGCGTGTTTGACTACAAGGAGCCGCTGGCGGAGCCGAAGCCCTACAAAGTGCCGCGCTGCCCGGTGTGCGGCGAGGAAACAGATACCCTGTACAAGAATATTTACGGCGAGACCGTTGGGTGCGATGGCTGCATACGAACGGTGGACGCATGGGAGGAAAAGAAATGAGCTTGAGTTTATATCACATTGACCAGGCGCTGGAAGCGCTTATCGACCCGGAGACCGGGGAGCTGCTGGACTACGATGCGTTTGAGCAGCTGCAGATGGACAGGGAGCACAAAATCGAGAACATGGTGTGCTGGTCCAAGAGCCTTGACGCGGAGGCAAAGGCCATCCGGGACGAAGAAAAGGAGTTAGCGGAGCGGCGCCGCACGATGGAGCGCAAGCGTGACCGGCTGCGGGACTACGTTGACCGGGCGCTGGACGGGCATCCCTTCCAGACGGCAAAGTGTTCCGTTACCTACCGCAAGAGCACGGCGGTAGAGATCACCAACATGGAGGAGCTGGTGCAGTGGTGCATGGACAACGGCTATGACGGCAAGGTGACGTATGCCGCGCCCACGGTGGCAAAGAGCGACATCGCGCCGCTGCTGAAAGCCGGTGTTGCGGTGGAGGGTGCGGAGATCACCGAGTGGATGAACATGGGGGTGAAGTGATGGGCGCACATGTTTACGGGAAGCTGATGATGATCCAGCAGGAGCTGAAAGCACCGAAGGGGCAGTACAACAGCTTTGCGAAGTACAACTATCGTAGCTGCGAGGATATTCTGGAGGCGGTAAAGCCTTTGTGCATCAAGAACAACGCCACGCTGCTGCTGAATGATGCGGTGCAGGAAGTATCCGGCAGATTTTACGTTGTGGCAACTGCAACACTGGTAGACACAGAGAGCGGTGACAGCGTTTCTGCAAACGCCTACGCCAGAGAGCCGCAGGACAAGAAAGGCATGGATGACAGCCAGATTACCGGCATGGCATCCAGCTACGCCAGAAAGTACGCACTGAACGGCCTGTTCTGCATCGACGACACGAAGGACGCGGACACGGACGAGGCAAAGCGGCAGGAGCAGAAGCCTGTAAAAAAGGGCACAATGGAGGTCATTTACTGCCAGGACTGCGGGTTGCCTATCACTGCCACGACGAAGCGAGACGGCACCATCTGGGACAGCGCGGATATTGCCAAATACAGCACCGGGAGGCTGGGCAGAACGCTGTGTGCCAAGTGCATCAAAGCCGCTATGAAGAAGGAGAAGTAATATGCAGCAGGTGACAGTTGATGGCGCACGGTGGCAGCAGGACAGTGATGGCGCGTGGCTGGCGCTTCGTGTGAAGTCGCCGCAGACCGCGATGGACGTGTGCGACGCCATGAAACCGGGCAAAGAGTACAACGTGACCATCAAGGGCAAAGGCCGGAGCCTGGATGCCAACGCCTATTGCTGGGTACTACTGGACAGGCTGGCGGCACACTACGGCATCTCCAAGCAAGAGGTGTACCGGCAGGAAATACGGAACATCGGCGGCGTGAGCGAGGTGCTGTGCCTGCGGGAAAAGGCGGCGGAGGCGTTCTGCCGGAGGTGGGAGCGGAACGGTATCGGCTGGATGACCGATACCGGCCCCAGCAAAATCAAGGGTTGCGTAAACGTGACCGTCTGGTACGGCAGCTCCGTATACGATACGAAGCAGATGGCGCGGCTGATAGATGCCATCGTGCAGGACTGCCGGGATGTCGGCATCGAGACCATGACGCCGGAAGAACTGGGTGCGCTGGTGAGCCGGTGGGGAGAGGTGAGCGCATGAACAAACTGCACATACAGCCCTGCTGGACGTGCAAGAAGTGCTACGGCGATTGCAGCTGGTCGATGAAGGATCCGGAGCCGGTGCCCGGATGGGACGCCACGCCCACGGCGAAGAAAAAGGGAGGCCGCAAGGCTGGCATTATGCACAGCTACGCCATCCACAGCTGCCCGGAGTACGAGTGGGACGGGACGGAGGAAGCGTATGGAGAGTAAGAGATGCTTTTTGTGCGGCAGGAATGACCACGGCGACCCATTGGAGAAGCATCACCTGCTGGGCGGTGCCAACCGCAAGAAAAGCGAAAAATACGGCCTTGTGGTGTACCTGTGCGGCAACAGGTGCCACAGGAACGGAAAGACAGCCGTACACCGCAGCGGCGAACAAATGCGCAGGCTGCGGCGGTACGGCCAGCTCAAGGCCATGCAGGAGCAGGGCTGGACGGAAGAGGACTTCCGCAGAGAATTTGGAAAAAGCTACTTATAAGGAGATTTGAAATGCTGAACAAGATTTTCATCATGGGTAGATTGACCCGCGATCCGGAGCTGCGCAGGACACAGAACGGCACCGCCGTTGCCAGCTTTTCGTTGGCGGTAGACCGGGACTTTAAGAACGCAGACGGCACCAAAGAAACGGACTTCATCGACGTGGTGGCGTGGCGCGGCACGGCGGAGTTCGCTTCCAAGTATTTCACCAAGGGCCGCATGGCGGTGGTGGAGGGCCGGCTGCAGATGCGTGACTGGCAGGACAAGAACGGCAACAACCGCAGGAGCGCCGAGATCGTGGCGGACAATATGTATTTTGGCGACAGCCGGAAGGAAACGGACGCGCAGGGCACGTCCCCTCGGACGGACGGCAAGAGCCAGTTCGTGGAGCTGGACGAGGATGATAGCGATCTGCCCTTCTAAAGGATGTGATGTGAATGGGCAAGTGCTATGTGAAAGCCTACTATGACTGGATAGAGCAGACAGCGGCGCTGTCCGATGCAGAGCGAGGCCGTCTTTTTATCGCCATTCTGGAGTACGCGAGAACTGGCATCCCGCCGGAGTTGGAGGGTGCGGAAAGCATACTGTTTCCTGTGTTCCGGACGATGTTGGACAGGGATGATGAGCTTTCCGCTGAACGGTCAAGGAGCGGGGCGAAAGGCGGTAAGCAAACACAAGCAAGCGCAAGCAAAATCAAGCAAACCGAAGCAAACGCAAATGACCTCAAGCCTACTAAGACAAAGAAAGAAGACAAAGACAAAGACAAAGACTTATTCCCACCTGACGGTGGGAGTACGCGCGCGAAGCGCTTTACCCCACCCACACTGGCAGAGGTTCAGTCCTACGTGGCTGAACGCCATTCGGCGGTAGACCCGCAAGGCTTTATTGACTTCTACGAAGCGAAGGGCTGGATGGTTGGCAAGACCCCCATGAAAGACTGGAAAGCGGCTTGCCGAAATGCTGAGAAGTGGGAACGGTGGGGTCATGCTCCTGCTGTACCTGTCGGCAAGACCGACGGTGCGCGTGACGCATGGATGGGCAAGTACATCAAGGGGGCGAAGCCATGAACGCGGGCATCTGGAGGATCGCCACGGCGAAGCTGTGCGGACAGTGCATACGGGACATGGAGGACGAGTACATCTTCGCCCCTATGTGGCGGCGGACGCTGGGCGGCACGTGCGAACGCTGCGGTGAAAAACGCATCGTCCACGAGGTGCAGTACACGATGAACAAACGAGGGCTGGAGAAAAGAGGGAAACTGAATGGGCCTGATGAGTAACGATCTGGCGCGGCTGTCCCCGGCGGCACAAAAGCAGGTCGTGGAGAAGATGCGGAAACCGGGGAAGTACAAGGCGCAGAAGGCAAAGCGCGGGAAGCTGACCTTCGACAGCAAAAAGGAGGCGGATCGCTACGACGCTTTGATGCTGCTGCAAAAGGCCGGGGAGATACGGGGGTTGAAATTGCAGGTGCGGTACTGCTTGCAAGAGGCGTACACGACGTTTGAGGGCGAACGTGTGAAAAGTATCGACTACATCGCGGACTTCGTGTACGAGCGCAGAACGGCTCCTGACAGCTACGGACAGCGGTACTGGTTGCCGGTGGTGGAGGACGTGAAGGGGATGCGCACCCGCGAGTATGCCATGAAAGCAAAGCTGTTTCGTAATCGGTACGGCTTTGCTATACGGGAGGTGTGAAGCGTGAAACAACAAATCGCATTGAACGTAGACTGCATGGAGTATATGCGGACGCTGCCAGACAAGGCGTTTGACCTCGCGGTAGTAGATCCTCCGTATAGGGGCGAAAACAAAGCACCAACAAAATGGATGCGGGATAGCATGAGCTGTAAAGGGCTGTTTCTCGGAGGAGTTCCAACAGATGCATATTTTGCAGAATTAGAGAGGGTCAGTAAGGCTCAAATCATTTTTGGCGCAAACAATTTTGGACGTCCATTCAAAGGGTTTATATCATGGGACAAAGGAGTTCGCGGGGCAGACAGGTATTCGCAATGCGAGATCGCTTCGCTATCAGATAATTTATCGACGGTTTCAACTATTGCAGAAATCCCAATTTACGGCAACTACAAAGATAAAATTCACCCCACACAGAAGCCCGTGAAGCTGTACGAATGGATATTGACGCGCTACGCCAAGGAGGGCGACAAGATCCTCGACACACACCTTGGCAGCGGGTCAAGCCGTATTGCGGCCTATAACCTCGTCTTTGACTTTGTGGGGTGCGAGATCGACCATACATATTACGATTTGCAAGAACAACGGTTTCTGGAACATACAGCGCAGGAAAGGTTGTGGTGACAAATGGGCAAGCAACATTTGAGCCGGGACGACCGGATTTTTATGGACGGCAAGCGAAGAGGTACGCAGGAGTGCATGGACATGGTGGCGATGGCACTGATCGACAAGTGCGGTTGGCACGTCCTTGAGGAGACAGCGGACAGCCGTGACACGCAGAGCATTGCGTACCTGTATGAGTGCCTGGAGAAGCTGGCGGAGGAGATAAACGAAGGCCGCATCAAGCGCAAGCACATCAAGGACGTGCTGAAGGACGAGTGCGGCGTGGTGTTTGGAGATTGAGATGAAAGTTTTGGAGTTATTTGCCGGGACACGGAGCATTGGCAAAGCGTTTGAAGCGCGTGGGCACGAAGTGTTTTCCATCGAATGGGACAAGCGGTTTGAAAATATCGACTTGTACGCAGATATTATGACTGTTACAGCAGCTGACATTATCCGGGAGTTTGGCAGACCGGACGTGATATGGGCCAGTCCGGATTGCACAACGTTTTCCATCGCGGCGATAAGCCACCACCGGCGCAAAAATGAAGAAACAGGGAGCCTTGACCCTGTAAGCGAGTATGCGAAGTTCTGCGATAAGGTAGACCAGCACGTTCTTCGGTTGATTTTGGCGTTGTCCCCCGTGTATTGGTTTATCGAGAACCCGAGGGGCGGTATGCGGAAGATGACGTGGATGCAGGGCTTGCCGCGATATACGGTCACGTACTGCCAGTACGGAGATACGCGAATGAAGCCGACGGACATCTGGACAAATCACCCAGATCCGGGGTTTAAGCCGCCATGTCACAACGGGGATCTGTGTCATGTGGCTGCGCCGAGAGGGGCAAAGACAGGGACGCAGGGGTTAAAGGGGAGTATGGAACGATCTGTTATCCCCAAAGAATTGTGCGAACACATCGTGGACATTTGCGAAGGTGGCATGATGACGTGCGAGCTGGGATAAGGAGGAACGACATGACAAAAGACAAGATCGTGACCGCGCTGCGGTGCCATTGTGATGCAATAGAAACCGGGGTGTGCCCAAAGGATAAGTGCCCTTCGTTTGAAAGACCGGCGCGTTATAAATGCGCTGGTGTGGTTTCTGGGGAAGCCGCTGACCTGATCGAGAACCAGCATCGGCACATCGAGGCACTGATGAAAGCCAACGACAGCCTGAAGGAAGCCATTGCGCGGCGGGATAAGCAGATAGAGGACATGAAGCGGGGCATGGCACAGCTGGCAAAGGCTGTGGCGGTGAAGGAGGAACAAAGCGAATTGCACACCATAAAGAACGAGCTATGCCAATACTGCGGAAAGTACAAACAAGCACACGAGGGTGCGTGTGATGGGTGCAAATGGAGGGATATGTGATGACCAAATACGTTTGTGATATTTGCGGGAAAGAGATCGAACTTCCAAACGGTATTATTGACCTGCCTTACCGTTACTTTGATGGCCGTTGTTTTGGGAAACTTATGGTGCATGATGAGTGTTGGGAAGACCAGTGCAAGAGAAATGCGGTGAAGGAGGAAAAGTAAATGGATGCTCTGAAATTTATCGAGGAGCGCAGAAGATTGTGTAAGACTACCAAAAGGTACTCGCCTATTATGGTCGATGGAATTTCACCCAAGGAAATTGTAAAAGAAGTAGAGGAATGGTCTGCCGCACACCCGCGCAAGACGCGGCAGAGCGTGTTTCTGGAGCAGTGGCCGACCGCACTACTTACCAAAGAGGGAACTTTTGCCGCGTGTCCTATGCTTTTTTCTTCCAAATACAGGAATGCGGACAGGGAATGTGCAAGTCCTTATGAGTCCTGCGACGAATGCCGCCGCGAGTTTTGGTCGCAGGAGGTGCATTGATGGACAACCTCTTACAGAACCTTGCTTCAGCGTTATGGATTACGATAGGCATTCAGGTCCTTGTCTGGCTGAAGCATTGGAATAAGAAGTTCAGTGACCTGTATGACGAACTGAAATGGGAGATGGGGAGATGGAGTGATGACTGAATATATTAAAAGAACGGCAGTGTTTGAACAGTTCGACAATGCCGATGCGGACGTGTGCGAAACAGATGACTTCGGTGGAGTTGACTATGGGTTTGGCATGAAGAACATCAAGGAACTCATAAATGCAATTCCCGCCGCTGATGTTGCCCTGGTGGTGCATGGGTTGTGGATGCCTATTCGTGAAAGCGAAATGACCGGATGGGACCCCGCAGTTGCAGGACGAGACCCGATTGGCGGATATATCTGCTCTGTCTGCAAAGAGGAAGCCGTTTATGACTGCAACGACGAGTTTGTTCTGTCGAAATACTGCCCCAACTGCGGCGCGAAGATGGACGGAGGTGACGGCGATGCGGCTGATTGACGCTGACAAATTGGAGAAACGAAATCAAATCGTATGATGGTCAGTGGTATATCGGCCCTGATGATAAGCACGATTTGTGGAAGTGGAGAGAGTTCCTGAAGATGGCAAGAATTATAGACGCCGAGATTAAATGCAAGGTGAGAATGGAGGGCTGAAAATGTCTTGGTGGAACGCAAAATACACGAACGGCGACGCCGACAACGAAATCACTTTTGGTAGCAAATATTACGAGAGGGCAAGGGCGGTTGAAAAGGTATGTCAGGCCGTGATTGATAAAAAAGTCAAAACGCCGGACGATGTGGAGGTAGTGGTACGCTGCAAGAACTGCGAGCATGAGTTTGGCGGGATCTGCATTATCTGCGGGTTCCAGAAGCGCAAGCCGGAGGACTTCTGCTCCTATGGCGAGAGAAAGGAGAGGGCGGACAATGGCTGAATACATTGATAAAAACGCCACCGTTGGCATTTTGGAGGCCATGAGCAGAAGCGCCGACTGTGAGTGCATTAAAAAACGGCTTGAAAAGGCAGCAAAACGAGTAGGCGCAATCCCCGCCGCTGACGTGCCCCCGGTGGTGCGCTGCAAGGACTGCAAGCACTACGACATGGGTGTCTGCCTGAAAATCTACTCGGACGGCAACGTACACTCAGCGGCTTGGCAGAGCCGCAGGCCGGAGGACTTCTGTTCCTACGGCGAGAGAAAGGACAAGGCAGATGCAGAAGGGTGATGTGATCCGGGCGCGGTTTATGACGCTGCCGAGCGAATACCCCGGATCCGGTGCCAACGATGAAAAGCGGTTCCCTGTTCGTAAGGGCACGGTGGTGTATGTGCATCCGAAGGGGCGGTACATCGTGGCGGAGTGCGGCGGGGTGCGGGAGACATTCTTCCCGGAGGAGGTTGTAGGGTGAAAGAGCAGACGGTTGAATATCTGAGACTATATTTTGAGTGCGGCTGGCGTATGAGCGCAATTGCGAGGCATTTTGGAGTAAGTACATCTACCGTATCTCGCTGTATATCCAGAGCAGAAAGGCGCGAGTGCCCGTTTGCTAAAAGCTGCCGCTATTGCCCGCTGAAAGAATGTGCGATAAAAGAAGAGTACGCGCCATACGTGAACGCAGAAATTAAGTGATGTTGCACAACGAAATGCAACAATAAGAAAAGATGTGATAACGTGGGGGTGCAGGGGCAAACTCTGCATCTCCATCCTTTTTTCTTTTCCCCCTTCTTTTCCTGATGGGCGGGGTTTCAGCTCCGCCCGGAGGGAACAATATGCGGGCACATGTACCAAGGTGGCGACGCGGTCTCCAAAACCGTGTGTGGTGGGTTCAATTCCCAACTGTCCGTGCCATAGGCGTGACCTCTTGCCTCGCGGCCGCACGGAGCGTAAGCCTGCGAAAGTGGTCTTTCCTGTGCGCTGTACGAAAGCGGCAGGACGAAGGAATTTATGTATTGGCTGGCACTGGCCTTGTAAAGATGAACGGATGCGACCGACGTACCGGCGCAGGGCTGAAAGATCCGTGGTTGGTCTGGGTACCACCGTGCTTGAGAGAAATCCGAGGCGTGGATGTGGTGTGGTGGCGGTTGTCTTAGGACAAAGCCGCTTTGTAGGACAGTATGGCTGCATGGCGGTACTCGACCAATTGTGTAAAACAACAGGCGATGCGCTGGCAGACCGCCGAAAGGGATGCGTCCCAAATAGTCTGCTTACTGCAAAGGATTTCGCCGTGGTGAATGCTATGTATGCTTGCGGGGCACATAGCTCACGGTGGGAGAATATTCAGGTGTGGCGAAAGCCGGGTACAGACGTGCCAATGACAAAGGCCAGTGGTGGGAGGCCGGTGCGTCAGGCAAGAAAGGAAGTGAGCAAAATGGCAAAGGTAGGATGCCCGAGAAAATACCAAAGCGTCAAGCAAATGCAGAAAGCCATTGACGCTTACTTTGAGAGCTGCAAGGGAGAACCTTTTATTGGCATCGATGGACAGCCGCTGTTGGATAAATGCGGCAATGTTGTTATGATCGGGCAGAAGCCGCCCACGATAACGGGGCTTGCGTTGGCTTTGGGGTTTACGGGCAGACAAGCGCTGATTGATTATCAGGCGCGGCCTGAGTTTACGGACACGGTTACGCGCGCGAAGTCCATGTGTGAGGAATACGCAGAGGCGCGGCTGTATGACCGTGACGGTGCGAACGGCGCAAAGTTCAGCTTGAGTTGCAATTTTGGGTGGCGTGAAGTCAACGAGACAAAGATAAGCACAGATGCGGTCAAGGTGATAATTGATGTCTGACATCCGTCTGTCTGACAAAATCGGCTCTGCGTTCTACGACGTGGCGCATGACGTGTTCCACCACGGTCACACGCACTACGATTTTAGCGGTGGGCGCGGCTCACTGAAATCTTCCACGGTGTCTGTACTCGTTCCCCTGCTGCTGATAAACAATCCGGGTACACACGCGCTGGTGCTGCGTAAGGTGGCAAACACCATCCGCGACAGCGTGTACGCACAGTATATTTGGGCAATCGGGGAACTGGGCATGGCGGCGTATTGGGAAGCCAAAGTTTCCCCGATGGAGCTGATTTATAAACCTACCGGTCAGAAAATCATGTTCCGTGGTGCCGATGACCCCATGAAAATCAAATCCATCAAAGTTCCGTTCGGCTATATTGCCGTGACGCACTTTGAAGAAAAAGACCAGTTTGCGGGACGTGCCGAGATACGAACGATTTTGCAGTCGACCATGCGCGGTGGGTCGAAGTATTGGAACTTTGAAAGCTACAACCCGCCGATAAGCCGCGATAACTGGGCGAACAAGGACAGCCTGGAAGAACGCACAGACAGGCTGTGCCACAAGTCAACGTACTTGCAAGCACCGCCAGAATGGCTGGGGCAGCAGTTCCTTGATGAAGCGGAGCATCTCAAAGCCACAGACGAGAGAGCGTACCAGCATGAGTATTTAGGTATTCCTGTGGGTACGGGCGGCAACGTGTTTGACAACCTGGAGCTGCGGGAAATCACTGACGAGGAAATGTCGCACTTCGACCACATCTACCAAGGCGTGGACTACGGCTGGTTCCCTGACCCCTTTGCTTTTATCCGCCTGCATTACGACAGAGCGCGGGAGACTATCTACCTGATGGATGAAATATACCAAAACAAGCTTACCAACGAGGCAAGCGGCAACATCATCATTCAGCGTGGATATAAAGACGCATATATTACCTGCGACAGCGCGGAACCTAAAAGCGTAGCAGACTACCGCGCTATGGGCCTTCCGGCAAAGGCGGCGGTCAAAGGCCCCGGCTCTGTTGACTATGGTATGAAGTGGTTGCAGCGGCGCAAGATCGTCATAGACCGGAAACGCACACCAAACGCATACAATGAGTTTGTAAATTACGAATACGACCGAAACAAAGACGGAGATATTATCAGCGGCTACCCGGATGAGAATAACCACTTGATAGATGCTACCCGGTACGCTGTTGAGCGCATTTCCCGTCGGATGGGAGTTATTGCATGAGTAACGCGGTTATCATCAAACTGAATGAACTGGGCTATACCACCATCCCGGACAGATTCTACAGCAAAGTGTGCGAGTGGAAAAGCTGGTATCAGGGCAACGTCAAAGGCTTCCACAACTACACTGTGCAGAACGGTGATCGACAAATAAACTGTAGGCGCTATTCCCTCGGCATGGGGAAAAAGCTGTGCGAGGATTGGGCTAATCTCTTGATGAACGAGAAAGTCCAAATCACGCTTGAGGGGCAGAAAGAGCAGGAATTTATTGACCTGGTGCTGACGGAAAACAATTTCACCGTCAAGGCAAACGAAATGCAAGAGATGAAGTCCGCGCTGGGTACTGTGGCCTATGTTCCCCGCGTCATTGGGCAGGAGATCAGCGAAAGCGGGGATATTGTACCAGGCAACGCATCCGGCATTGTGCTGGACTATGTGACCATCGAGAATATTTACCCGCTGTCCTGGCAGAATGGATATATCAGCGAGTGCGCGTTTTCTTCCGAAGTCATGCGGGGAGGAAAAGATTATCTGTACTTACAAATACACCGGCGTGAGGACAACGGCAACTATGTCATTGAGAACCGCATCTATCGGTATGACAATGAGCAACTGGCTGATGAACAGCTTGCTAATGTCAAGGGATTTGAAAATATCCCGCCTGTGGTGCACACAGGTAGCGACACGCGGCAGTTTGTCATTGACCGGCCTAACATCGCCAACAACATCAACTATTTGCTGCCTACCGGTATCGCAATCTACGCCAATGCTATTGACGTATTGCAGGGCGTGGATATTGCCTACGACAGCTACGTTAACGAGTTCAAGCTCGGCAAAAAGCGCATCATGGTCAAGCCGTCTGCGGCGCAGTATCTTGACGGCACCCCTGCTTTTGACCCTGACGATGTGGTGTTTTACGTCATGCCGGAGGATACAGAAGGCGGCGCAGTTGTAACGCCCATTGACATGACGCTGCGGACGGCGGAGCACAACACCGGAATTCAAGACCAGCTCAATATCCTTTCCAGCAAGTGCGGCTTCGGTGAAACCTATTACCGTTTTGACGGCGGCAGCGTAGCAACTGCCACACAAGTCATCAGCGAAAACTCTACCATGTTCCGCACTATCAAAAAGATGGAGATTGTGCTGGAACAAGCACTGGTGGAACTGTGTCGCATTTTGCTTCGGATGGGCAACACGGCCATGAACGCTGGGCTAAATGAGGACGTGGAGATTTCCATCGACTTTGATGACAGCATTATTGAGGACAAGCAAACCGACTTTTCCCGCGATATGCAGCTTCTCAGTGCGGGCATTATGAACGATTGGGAGTTCCGCATGAAGTGGATGAACGAAGACGAGGCGACCGCAAAGGCGGCGCTCCCCAAAATGCAGGACATGACGACCGAGGAAGAAACGGAGGTAGAGTAATGGGCGGTAGAGGTGGAGCCGGTGGCAGCATTGGAGCAAAAAGCGCGTATGAAACAAAACTCAGAGAAAACTTCAAAGTTACGGATTACGGCGGTAAAACGATTGCGAAAGTTGGCAGTAGCTACGGTATCTATGATTTTAGCCATAAACCAAAGTCAGGAAAAGATAGCGATTATTTAGTCAACACCGCAAAAACGGCAAAAGCGGCACGAGATATTATTGATAAGTGGAATGCCGCAAAGCGAAAAAAAAAGAAATAACATCGTGTTCAGCGTTGTGAAAGTAAAAGTTTATGATTAACTTTGAAAATCTCGACAAGTTCACATTCCCTGGCGTTGGCAAGTACGATATTCCGCAGATTGAGCCGGTCAAGGCATACCCACAAGGTGATTTTATACCCGTGAATTACCATTACACCGCGAAAGACACGAAAAGCAAGATCGTGCATTTCTTTGTGGACGATTATCAATTCATTCGATATTGGAATACGCCTGACAAGTACATTCCGCAACTGTCGCGGTTTGCGGCGGTGTGCGCACCGGACTTTTCTACCTACACAGATATGCCGCTGGCGATGCAGATATACAACCATTACCGTAAGCATTGGTTGGCGGCATACTGGCAGCTCCACGGCATGACAGTTTATCCAACAATCTCATGGAGCGGCGAGCAGAGCTATGATTGGTGCTTTAATGGCGAGCCTGTAGGCGGGATTGTTGCGGTTAGTTCGGTAGGCACACAGCAGAACAAGGAAAGCAAGCGGCTGTTTCTGCGCGGTTACGAGGAAATGATGAAGCGGCTTTCACCGGAATGGGTGATATTCTACGGAAAAGTGCCGGAGGAATGCGACTGGAATGTAATTCGAGTAAAGCCGCACTATGATGAGATTGTGAAACGGAGGAAAGCAAATGAAATATCCGTTTCAGCCGGAAATCCTTGACGCGCTGCCGGAAGAGCTGGCGGAGTTGTACCGTGGACTTGAAGACACGCTGCTGATGGAGATATGCTCCAGGCTAAAGCTGCGGGACGAGCTGAACGAGGTCACGGTCCAGGGCATCATGAAGTGGATGAACGAGGACGAAGCGACCGCAAAGGCGGCGCTGCCGAAGATGCAGGACATGACCACGGAGCAGCAACGGGAGGTGGAGTAATGGGCTATGGAGAAAACCCCGGTACTTTTTGGGTAAACATTGGCACAGATGAAAACCCTAATTGGGTAGTTTTGGGCTATGTAAGATGAGCAAGTATCCATTCTCCCCTGAACTGCTGGATGCGCTGCCGGAAGAGCTGGCGGAGTTGTACCGTGGACTTGAAGACACGCTGCTGA